TACTCTCTTGCAGAGTTTGAAGCAGAGAAGAACTTCAAGTCTTACGAGCAACTTACAGCACGTTTGAATTTGGTTCTTGGTAAAGGTGCTGCACCTGTACGTCCTAACCTTGGTGTGGATAGTGAGGAGTATGAACCAAAACCTTCTGGTGGTTTCAATGATTCTGATCTTGCTGGTCTAAAGAGTGCAGTTGCTTCGTCTCCTGTTGAGGATTCTGAAGATACTCTTTCATACTTCGCTAAACTTGCGGGTGAATAACTAATTAATTATGAACGTAGTACAAGCATGGAATGAGATCTCATGGGCAGATGCCATTCCTTTCCTCCTCGTATTAGCAGGAGTATACTGGGTTAAAGTGAAGATAGATACACGTGCTGGTCTTGGTAAGAAAAAACTAAGACAATTAAAGACCGTGATTAAAGAAGCAATCCTAGAAACCAAATAGGAAACTGTCACAAGGGGGTTAAACACCCCCTTTTTATTCTATGATATTAATTGAAGATGCTATCAGTAATGATTTGTACCAAAAATGTTTAAAGGAACTTGATGAAAGGGTTAGTATATATTGTTGGTCATCAAGTAGTCTAACTTGGGATCCTAGGGTACAACAAGGTGATGTTGGTAGTTGTATTACTACTCCTGTATCAGATAATATACAACAGTTGTTAGATCAAGAATTAAAATTATCACTTCCAAAATATACAGAATTAGTATGTAAATATTATATCTGGCAACCTATGTCTGGAATTGCTTGGCATACTGATGAGCAACATGATAGATCATTTGGTGCTACTTTATATCTTAATGAGGAATGGCATCCTAATAATGGAGGATGGTTTATCTGGGAAGATGATGATGGTTATCATACAATTCTTCCTAAGAAAAAACTTTTAGTTCTTAATGATAATTTGCAACATCATTGTGTTACTCCAGTTTCTTTAGGTTTTCGTTGCACTATTCAAATGTGGGACAAACAAGCACACAATTAGAAAACTGTCACAAAGGGGGTTACACACCCCCTTTTTTATGCTATAATATAAATATCAAAAAAGGATTACAATGAAAGCATTACCTCTGTTGTTACTACCATTTCTAATTGCTCCTGTTAGTGCAGAGAGTATTGGTGATCGTAGTAATCGTCAAGCATATGATGATGCTCCCTCTAGATCTGGAAATTGGTTTGATAGTATACTTGGACCATCATCAAGTTCTACTCCTTACAATGATAGAGTAGCGACAAATAGTTATCAACCAGGATATTCATCCTCTAGTACATGTACTCGTCAAGAGTACAGAGAAGAGTATATTCCTGGCACAGCAAGAAGTCCAGGTTACATTAACTCATGGTATGATACTGTTGAAGTACCATGCTGGAGAAACAGACCAGTAAGACCATCGAGACCAATCTATCAAAGAGAACCATCACCTGATGGTAATGAATGTATAGAAGGAAGTATTCTTGGTGGTATCTTAGGTGGTGGAGCTGCCGCAGCAATATCTCAAGGAGATGGACGTTGGTGGGCAATACCTTTAGGTGTCGTTGGAGGTTCGGTAATCGGTTGTGATATTGATGGAGGTTGATATATAATTCAACTTTTAGTTACAAAAATACCCCGAAAAAAATTCGGGGTATTTTTTTGTCTGTAGGGTTTTTTAGTATCCGCCGCCGCTAGAACTTGAAGAAGAACTACTGCTAGAACTTGAAGAACTACTACTTGTACTAGAAGTGGTAGTTACTGTACTACTAACTCCAGCACTTAATGATAAAGTATTAGTACCACCAACATTACCAGGTCCATCATCATAGGTAACTTCAGCACTTCCACTTATTGTAGAACGAGCTGCACTAGCAAAACTGACAGATCCTGTGTTATCTAAGAATCTAGAGGTAATATTCAATACTGTCTTTTTATTATTTGCATCATCAAGTTCGTTATGGGGTTCATATGCAACTAATTTTTCAAATTCTTCAACCATGATTTCCATCATATTATTAACTGGAAGTAAAATTTGTCTTTTTAATTCATTCCTATAATATTCGTACTCATAGTTAGTCACTTGATATATTGATGTTTCTGCATCTTTTACATCACCATTTGGCATTATAGTTCTCCAGTCTTCAGTCACTTCAATACCTTCTTTGATAACTGGTGTACCATTATCAAGTAGAATCTCATTAGTTTCCCAATGATGAATATCATCTCTTTTATCAGCAGTATATAATTCATCTACATAATCTTCCAATTGACTTTGCTCTTTTGGCCACTCTTCATATACGTCAGTGATGTCATTAATTAAGAGGAGTGTCCAATCTAACTTAGGATCATCAAATAACCTTGTTGCAAGTGTAGAAGGAGTTTCTCCAACTCTAATTGAATATTGTTCAAAAAGAGTTGTATATTGATCTAAATCGGGTCTTGCTCTAATTTTTCTAAAAATATTTTTAACCAAGCGGTATTTGAATGCCTCATCATCTTCGACACCCTCACCAATATATACGCTAGGAAAATAAGAAAAGTATCCTGCCATTTTAGTATCCCTCTGTGATATTTGATTGCATTACAAGTTGAGTTTCTGTGAATCTACAATTTACGGTAACTGCAGGAACTTGTAATGGTCTATTGTCTCCTACACCAGTACTAACAATATTTCTACCACCAATAGCATTATATTGACCATCTGGAGTGTAATTTACATCAATTCCAGTACATACAGATGTATGGATTTTATAATGAAGATCTGCACTTGAATTTAAGACACCTGATAGGGGATCTAAACGAACAAATTTAATATCAAATTTATCTGGAATTTCGAAGAAACGAGAAGAAGCGTTAGCACCAGTAGCAGCATCACCATCTACGGTTCCGTATATTGGTAAAGCACCTTGCTTTAGATATTTAATAATATTATTAATTTCTTGAGATTCTCTCTCACTACGAGCAAAAAACTTAAATGAGAACATGTGATTTCTAAACTGCATATTGCTGAATAGTTGCTCTTGGTAAGGGTTAAAAACCTTTCCTTTAGCTAATGCCATTATATCATTTCTTGTAGCATTACCTGCTAGTCCTAAAAATTGTGCAGCACCACTAGCAACCTCCGACAGGGCACCTGCTGTAAATTCTGGAATTGCATCTTTAGCAGCTTGCTGTAATGCTTTAGCAAGATCATCAAAACCTTCAGATTTTAATCCACTAGCCGCTGCCATTCCAGTGACACCCATATCAACTGTCTTATATGTTGGTGCATACTGAGTTGAGAGATTCTGAGGCATGTTAATATAGATGCGATCAGTATTCTTCTCCATCGCAACATTATTGTTAGGAATGTTTAACCCATAATAAGCTGAACCATTACTATCATCATACTGAATTCTTTTTCTCTGAAACATTACATAGTCAATCATCTCCGTAGGATTATCTACAGAACTGCTTCCAGTAGCGGGTGGGCTTAGGGGGTAACGATATATTGTCAATTTTCTACCTAAATACTACGTGACCTGCATGTATTTATGAGATATCGAGGTAAGTATCGTGTTTCCAATCCTAGGAAATATAAAGGTGATCCACGAAACGTGGTATATCGCTCCTCATGGGAGTATAAATTTATGCAATGGTGTGAATCTAGTGCTTCTGTAGAAGAATGGAGTAGTGAAGAGTTTATTATACCTTATATTTCACCTGTTGATGGTAAACGACATAGATATTTTCCAGATTTCTACGTTAAAGTAGGAAAAAAGAAATATATTGCAGAAGTTAAACCACTCAGGCAAACGAAAGAACCTAAAATTCAAAAACGAAACACTAAAAAATATATTAATGAAGTTATGACTTATGCCGTAAATCAAGCAAAGTTCAAAGCAGCGAGTGAGTTTTGTAAAGATCACGGTTGGGAATTTATGGTAGTCACAGAAAAGGAACTTAAAATCTAATGGCAATCCCAAATCCTTCAGCAGCGAGATATCCTTCATTTCAGGAGTTTTTGTCTAGAACTAAAGGCAAAGACAATTCTCCTAGTTTTACCAATTTATATTCGGTAAGATTTTCGTCACCGAGGATGTTGCAAACCCCTCTTGTTCTAGTGGGACCAACTAAACCAACAGTATTCGATGTTAATCAAAATAATGATTTGAATTGGTTACTTGATTACTATGCTGATAGCGTAAATCTTCCAAGTAAACAAATTACTACTTCACAAACTCCTTATGTTGGATCACCATTTAAGTATGCAACAAATACAGCATATAGTCAGATTAGTATAAACTTTAGAATGCCACGTTCTCAATACTCAAGAAATTACTTTGAGAGATGGACAACTATGATGGCAAGTGATAGTGAGCAATATACAAGATATTACGAGGATTATGTTTGTCCTAGAATGATGATTTACAAGTGGGAAAGAGGTGGTGGAGGTTTAGCAGTTACTGATCCTGATTTGATTAGTGCTATAAGAGAAAGTGGAAACGCAGATATTTTACTAGCAAGAAAGTATCAATTAACTGGTTGTTGGGAACTAAGAAACTTATATCCATATAATATTGGTTCGGTTCAATTGAATAACCAGAATGCTCAGACAATGACTTTGAGTGTTGGTTTTTATTATGAGAGATATCGTTTTTATACTGCTGATCAGTTTGACAGTGATACTATTAACTATCTTACTGTTGGTACAAATTTAGATGATGTTACTACTAATTCAACTTCTAATAACCAATCAGTTTTAGAGACTATAGTTAACGCAGCATTGACCCTCACTGGTATCGCCTAAATAAATATACTGATGTGAATTCTATGGCATTACCTAAGATTAGTGTACCTAAGTACAAATTG